TCCCAGTTCCTTGAAATCACCGCTATCATCGAATCAAGGTATTTTCCGCAATCGAGAATCTTTGCGCATTTATCTAGCTGGAATTCCCCGGACGGGTATCTCTTATTATTGAGCGTTTCTTTAGCCCAAGTTAGCAACTCGTTTATTGAGTCGTAGTCGTATTTCTTTTCTTCTGCCATAATGTTAGTCGGTTATTACAAGCTTTATACCTAAAAAATCAAATATCTTCTCTATTTTCTCTTGCCCCAAATTAAGTTTACCGTTTAAAAAAAGAGACATGGTACTTCTAGCCACCCCGATATGTTCCGCAAGGGTTATCGCTTTTACCTTGCGGATTTTCATTGCCTTTTTTATTGTTTCCCGTATCATATTCTTCTTTTTTGTTACGCAGGGCTTTCGCCCTGCTTGCTTAAACTTATGCTGCCATTAAATCACTCATGTATCTTTCGTATTCGTTGTATGTCTTTAGGCTCATTTCATAAAGTTCGAACTTACCATCATTCTCTTTACATATATAATCTACAAGGATACCAGAGCTTTTTGTCATGAATAAGAAACCATCTATACCAGAAACTTTGATTGCTTTAGGAGTGTCTTTTGAAGGTAAACCGTATTGACCGCGGATAACTTCTTGAACTTCATCTATTCTGTTGTAAGTGTAATACAATGAATAATTTTCTGTTGATAATCCTTTGATGAATTTTGCTTTGTTAGAATCTATTGTTTTCATAATTTTTATTTTTAGTTGTTATTACTTTATTTCCTTTTTGATGTTACAAAGATACAAAAAGTTTATGTAATACCAAACATTCAAGAGGAAAAGTTTATGAAATAACAAACATTTAACATTTGATTGTAAAAAATCCCCGACTACATAGCCAGGGACAAACACAAAGATATAACCCTTGCAATAATCGCAAGAGGAATCAGCCAGTACAACCACCTTTCTAGGCGTTCCATAGCATCACCAGCAGAAGCCGGCAGAAATCCGAGTGATACCGGTCGTCGGCCTGCTCAAGCAATATATCAAGCTTACTTCTTTGCATCTCTCATCATTTTACGTCTTTGTTGCCGGGTAAGTCCAACGTTCTTTGCAACTCCGGTCAGGATCGCTTTCTCATCATCGGACATCATATCTATGACTTCCTTTTTAGATTTGCCGGACAATATGGCTTTCAATATCTTATGCATGGCATTTACATTTTTTGGTAATCATCTGTCTGTGTTCATTGCAATCACAAATGAACATCTGGACATCTTCGGTTAGCATCTGTGCGATGTCACCTGAAAGATATGCTATCTCTTCGCCCCAGGGATTGATCCGGAAAGCCTTAGCGATATGTGCTTCCAGGTGCTTTCTTTCATGGTCGAAAGAATTAAGGAATTCAGAAGGTGAAGAGGTAAGCCCTATGACCATGACTGTTTCCCTCCTGCCATAGTTTGAGTAAGTCAGCCCTGTATCCAGCTTACAGGCATTCAAATTCTGGTAGGATTCAAGGAGAATATCTTCCGGACAATCAATGCTTTCGAGTGCGTCCATTATTATATCTGTCCAATAGCAGGTTACAGCATAGAATATATGAACCACCCAATCGTATTTTCGTATATGTATTCTCCTTGTAATCATTCTATAACATGTCTTCCCAGATTATGGGAGTGTCGCTACCGATCGTATCGGCATAATACCGGCTGAATGTTTTTCCTTCCGGTGCATCTTCATCATCAATGTAATCCCTGACAAACATAGCAAGATACTGCTGGTTGGGAATTGAGGACCCGAAGTAATCCGCAATAGCCATATTGCAGACATACACAGCATCATACCCTTTGTCTTTTTTCAGTTCGATATTGAACTGCTTCAACAGCGCATCCAGTTTTTCCTTTGTATAGGTAGAAATTTTTGCGCCATTCCTGTCCCTCATATTAGACACGGCGAACTCGCACATTTTTTTAGAAAAGTGCCAGCCATAGTTTGAGAGATATTCTTTCATTCCCTCCGGCAAGCGTTCATAGACATCCATTCGGCTCATATATATAGTTTTTATTGTATTCAACTTAAAGAAGGGGAACAGTGTCCCCTTCGTGGATTATCTCCGGTATCTGGAATAAGGACCGGTTCCTCTGACACCACGTCTTTCACCATATCCACCATCTCCGTAACCACCGTCTCCGTAGTCTCCCATGCGACCGTCGTTATAACGCTCGCCATATCCGCCACGCATTTCACTCATGGCCTTTTCATAGCCATCACGACAACCTTCTTTATATGCACGCTCAACTTCACGTTCCATATCTTCGTTGTCACCAAAGCTCCGGCCTTCGCCGATTACTCTCCATCCCATCTTATTTATCTTTTTTTACGTTGTTAGTACTACTGCTCATTGACTGCATAAAGAGCGTCTTTATGTCTTCCAGTGTCGGCATATCTTTCTTTAATTGATAGATTTCATTCTGAAGATCTGTAATCTTTTTCTCCTGTGCCTTACTTTGGGCTACGCCTGGATCAATCTGCTCAAGGATGGATTCACACGCTGTAATAGTATTACGGTGTTTGTCCACATTCTGAATCGCATCAAGGCTTTTTCTATAAATACCTTCAACCACCGTTTTCAATGAACTTTGAGAACAGGATACAGTCATCCCGGCATGTGTGGCAACATCGGACATATAAGGAATACCCTTAAATATCTGATTATTTCCATTTACCTGGACCGTCATATCAACAACCTGGAACATAGGATTAAATTGCTGTCCCGGTTGTGGTTGCGGTGTATAAGGGAGGCTCATTTCAGAGAGAACGCCCTGAAAGTATACCGGTATATTGGTAGAATCTACTATATGCACTAACGCACCTTTATTTAAATCTTTGAACATAATTACTTCTCTTTTGAGAAAGCAGGGGAATCTCCCCTACTTTCAGTTTTTACTTGCTTTTTGCGGCACTCTCCGAAGCTGCAGAAGCAGCAGTCGGCGACGCTTTATATCCTCCACTTACAAGGAATACCTCGTTTGTATACTTGTTATAATGGATTTCATAGATTCCTGTACCTGACAGATTTTCAACCAGCAAAGGTTTGTTATCATAAGTCATTACAGGTCTTGTATCACCATTGGTCCCAAGAAGTATTGGTAAAGTACCGGTTGTACCGGCCGGAATTGACTGGCGAAGATTGACATAAAATCCGCCAACATAATCCCGGTTACGGAAGGCATGGTTAGGAAGTTCAAGAACTACATTTTCCGTACCAACCGTTACGCCTACCGTCGGAAGGGTATTGCTATTGTTCCTTCCGAGTGTCGGGAAAAAGAAAGGGAAACCTGTAAAAAAGTTAGGCCACATAATTACCTCCTTTCTTACTTTTAACCCCAGTAGTTGTTACAACCGCATCCGCTACGTCCATTGAAAACAGTATCACCCGCATAAGCTCCGAAAGCGGCAGCACGTGCTATTTCCGGATTAAACGCCTGCAATTGAGGATAAGGAACAGCAACAGTCGGAGGCATCTTACACTTGATTGCGTCAACTTCGCTTTGCAAGTTGTTAAGAGCACCGGCGATAGGAGCTGTATTTGCCTGGATTGTCGCAGAGATGTAAGCGTTTTGGTTGGCCTGTGAAATCTGTCCTTTAAGAGCCAGGTTTTCAGCAGTCAGGCGATCCATCTTGTCAGCTTGATACAATGACTGGAAGTCATTCAGCTTGTTCAGGATTGCTTGAGTATTTGCCAGGTTACCGTCACGCAGATTCATTGTGTTTTGAGTCATTGTGTTGGTAAGGATATTCATATCCTGACAATTCTGCAGACGAGTTTCCGCACCCTGTCTTTCGATAGCCGTACGAACATCGCAGCAGCAGCTTGCAATCTGTTGGCCAATTGACGCCCCCATGCTCTGAACGGAGTTAATAATCTGTTGTGAAGACATACCGATCTGACCACCGATCTTGTCGATTGCACCCTGCACATTACACAATGCGCCTTGTAACTGTTGAGTAGAACAGTTCAAAGAACTAGCCAATTGGTTGATGGCAGTCCCGTTACCTTGAATAGCTGACATAAGCAGTTCACGTCCGGCGTCATTATTCAATTCTGAAGGAAGTCCGCCGCCGTTACGGTTGTTGCCAAATCCATTTCCACCCCACAACCAGAACAATACAATAATCCACAACCACCAACAGCCACCGCCGCCCCAAGCATCCTGATTTTTGTTTCCATTCATCAGAGCTGCCACGAGGTTAGGATCAAGCCCATTTCCCTTCATCATTCCGGGAATCATAGCGAGGATTGAGTTTAGTCCACCACCAGAGGCTCCAGCTTCAGGAGTGAACACGAAAGTTTTATCACTCATATTTCTTATATTTTGTTATGACGGTCAATATTAACCGCATCACAAAAGTATATAATAGACGCATCCTAAGTCAGCACTCATTTTCAAGCAATTTGCGAATATTTTGCAGATATATTGCAATCATTTTGTTTGTATTTTTACGGCTTTCAAAAGTGGATATAAGATAGCGTATACTGGCAGATGTCTTATGAAGTAGAGCGGCTATCTGTTCAGGATATAAACCGTATTCAGTAAGGAAGAATACTACGATAGAGCGGGCATCGACAACCTCGGTCACTTTGCTTGATGAAAGGATTAATTCAGGAGAAACTTCTGTTTCTTTTCCTACAAGATTCAATATTTCGGCAAAAATCTCTGACTTACACATGGTAATTAATTTTTTTGTTGTACTTTTGCCCTTGCCAATCAGTACATACACCAAAAGAACAAAAGCATACTTCGGAATGTTAAGGATATTATACCCCCTGACACAACCGATGTATGCTTTGGTGTATTAAAGTATTGATTGGCGTCAACTTTAATGTGTCGGGGGTTCTTTTTACTCTACCCCCAAAAGAGCTGCATTTGTTAACGATTACCGGCCTTCTACTTTACCGGATAAACTTAGTGTTTAGTATTAATTAATGTATCATTTTGACCTCCTTTCTTTATGAACCTTTTTCCAACGGAAATTGTTATATAAGTGAATCTTAAACTTTTCATACCGGAAACGGTCTGTGAAGATAGTTAGTCCGGTAATTACCACATAAATAAGTTATAACTCACTCCGGCTCCTACGTACCAACCACCCGGATAACTATATCCTGCCTGCAAGCCTAATCCCCATCGTTTCTTTTTCTGTAAAGGTGGAAAAGTAATAATTTTATTATCCCTGTATATTTCCATAGAATCAAGACTGGGTTTATATCCACTGACTACCGCCCGGTAATCATCGGTCTTATATTCCTTGCTTGTAATCGGTATTAGTACCGGAATCGAATCGCCTTCTACGGTTCTATCAGTGGTAGTATCTATCAGGATCGGTAGATATACCGTATCGGTACGTTTTAGAGTTTCCCTTACCGGTTTGGGTATTGTGTCTCTTATTGTGTCTCGGATACGTACAGTATCTCCTTTAATGTAGACCGTTGACGGATCGTGAGGATTACACTGCATCCACACGATCACGCCAAGCAACAGGCAGACTAGTATCCAAGGGAGGGTTTTCATAGAATACTATCATTTGAAGACCACTCCGGACTTGCCAGCAAAGTATTCAATTCCTCGCCTTCGTATACCGGATAAGGGTAAACCGGCTCTTGCGGAGTCTCCTCTTCGTCCAATAACGGCAAAGTCATGATACTTGGGAACAACTTTTCATAGTGATCCAATTTCATAATCACCTGTGTACCGTCAACGCTCTTTCTCGGAACCAAGTGCAGTTCATCGAGTACCTCCTGCGGTATCTCGTTCAAATTCGCTGTGGGAAATGTAATGTATTTCATAAGATTTGTTTTAATTGTTTCAATTATACATTATCTAATCCTATTAAAGACACCTCTTTAAAAGCATCTCCGTTATTACGAATGATCCAATCAATATATGTGTTTATTGCGTATGCGCAATATTGATAACCCATAGCAGAGCCATGAGAATTTAACACATATTGTCCCGACCAAGAAATTGGATAGTATGTATCCAGATCAATCAAATAAACATCTCCTTCATAGATAGCATTCATTGCTGAAACAAGACTTCTTATTGCAGTGGCATACTCTGCATAATAGGTTCCCAACGGTGTAACACAAAAGATTTTCGCTTTCGGTTGTACCGATTTTAGGCGTTGAATTATTCCCGCATAATAACCTATAAATGTTTCTGCATTATTATTGTAATCTGTTGAGTCAATATCCGTATCAACGCTACCTATGGAATATGACTGGCTTTTATCATTTACTCCTAATGCTATAATATAGCCTTGTTTTAAATGTTCCGATTGTTGAGCCAATGACCAGCCGCCACCTCCTGGACCGCCTTCATAGGATTCATCCCTAACTACTCCTGCTTCTATCCATCCTTTTGTCGTTTGACCGCCATTAGAAAAATTGTAACCATCCGCACCGATCATTTTGCAAAATCTTTGTCCCCAAGAGTAAGCGTACATATCTACATATCGATTATGTTCTCCATTAACGAAAATATCCATTTCCCCACTTGCATAGCTGTCTCCGATAATACCCCATGAATGAATTATCGAACCATAACCTGCGTCACGGATAATATTAGCTAATGGATTATCCTTTAAAGCTATTAAGTGAGTGGATTCTTCAATATTATACTCGTTTTGGGATAGAATATTTAGCAAATCCTCTATTAGTTTAGAACTTACGATTGAAAAACTTGATAATTGTTTGGTCTGGCATGATATTTCGATATAACAATCCTCATTGATGATACTGAAGTAATCCTGAACACCGTCTTTACCACGGACGAAAGTTGATATATAATTACCTTCAGCATCCACTTTTGAGACAAGAGACACCAATGAAGATACATCAATTTGTTTACCCAATATTACAGTACCTTTAGGAACAAGTATAGGGTTAGTGTATAGATAACCGGCAAGCGCAAAAGTTCTACCATCGTAAAATCGATAATATCCTGAAGTAACACTTTCGGAATCAACAGAGACTGCATTGGGAATGGTTAATGACTCAATTATATTTAGAGAATTACCTAATTTATCATTATTCCTATCGATAGCCTGTGCATACTCAAGCCAAGCTTTTTCGGTAGTTCCGATTTCCTGTATCTTTTCTAAATTTTCCATATCATTCGTTTTTAATTAATGTTTCATTTGAAATTAAAGTCTCGTTATTCAGCATTGTCAAGTAGCTGGAGATAACAAGGTTTATCTTTTGAGGGGATTTGACTATCTTTCCCGTAATCTCGTAAACGCCATTATCACCAGATATGGATATGTCGCTGATAGCATTGCACGACACCTCCATTAGCTTATCAGAGGTATTTGGCAACGTTACAGTGATGGTAACCATGCTATCTACAGAGATATATTCTCCGGGATTAACAGAATAGGAAATGGAAGAATAAGGTAGATTACTCTTCACTATCGGTCTGAACTCCACCATATCCGGATACAGCGTACCCAGCTTGTGCTTCTTCAACTGGCGCTCTATCAAGAACTCGGACATACTATAGGGGAAGGACATGAGAGAGTAGATGGCTCCGCAAAAATAACGACTATCTACTTCACGAACTTTTCCAAGAACCATAAAATCATTATCTTCTGCTGTACCAATACTTAAGGTTTTAGTATTATAATACTTACTTTGATAACGAATAATTCTTGTTATATCGTCGGATATATTACCATTAGCTTCTCCAAATGTATAACACGCTTTACCTCCGTCTTGGTTTTCTAAATTAAAAATAAAAGAACCATCTCCAACTTTAGAAGATTTAGAAAGAATAGATGCTCGACCTCCTGTAATTGGTTCTAAATAAAATCTTTCATAATCAGCAATAACAGTATAATCCTTGTAAATCGGCATCCCTGTCACCTTACCGAAGTCATTTACTCCGTCAAGGCAGAGAGCACCTGCGTGAGAAGGGATTTGTTCCACGGAAATATTAAAATTTTTCCCAACAATTCTAAATCCTTCCCAACCTTTCCCATTTGTTTGAGGCAATTCATAAATCCCATCGGAAGTAATATCAATATAATAGTCTTTATCGTCAATTACACTATATCTATAAATAAGAGATTCAACGCTAGAAGATATTCCAGTTACTTTTACCTTCATAGAAGGTATTACTGTATCTTGAGCTCTTACAACCCAACTATTAACTCTTGAATCATTTTTTGTTTTAATATTAAATGATGAATATTTTCTTGTTATATCCACAACTTGGTCTAATAACCATTTTGTAAAATCTGTCTCATACTTTCCAATACCAGAATCCCCCTTCCAAGCAATATTGTTCAACTGAATATCCCTACCATTACCGGAATAGTCAATCAGTTTATCATTGAACTCTGCGTGATTCTCATTGGTTATTCCCTGCTTCTTTACATCATACAATATATCAGGAGTAACCCATTTATCCAAGTTATAGTAAGCTATTACTTGATTGATTTGGTCGGTAGTAAGTACCTTGTTGGCGATGATTGTCCAGTACCAAGCGACAGAGCTAAAATCACCAGTATTATTACCGTCATTATACGAATATCCTTGAACGCTAAAATTGCCATTGATTATGGAGTCTCTATTGTCGCCATTAGACGTATAATCATTCTTATCACCTAATATATTATTTACAACTGACAAACCCTTTAAGTCAGAAGAAGTATATCCATATATTCCAGTCTTGTCGTAGTTATTCACGATATTACGGAAATAGCCATTGGCACTACCTCTTATATAATTGGTAAAAGATACATTATTAGCTGAATCTTTAACTTGATGAACCATGGACACGATTGTTAGTTCATTGCTTCCTCCCAGCATCTCCTGTACGGTCTTGGTGGAAGTAATCAGGTCGTCAACTCCGTCGGTGACGAAGGCGCCTTCATATTCAGGAAGAACTTTAATAGTAATATCACTTAAAAAATTGGTAACTCCTTCTTCAATTGGACTTATTGAAAAACCTACCACAGCATCATTAATCAAAGCCTCTGTCGGAAGGAATGATTTGGGTAGTTCATGAGTACCATTCTCAAGATATAGATTTGTTTCCTTAGTCGCATCGCTTGTTGCTAAATACTTATATATAAATTTAGACCTACCTTCTAACCCTTTAATTTCAATCTTAAAAGGAGGTATTTCTTTTATATTTTGAAGATTACCATTATATTTAACATAAGAATATAATAAAGCTAAACCTGCATTTAGAACATTAGTAATATGAATGGTATTACTAGTAATACTAGTAACATATCCGTTAGATTCATTCGCCCAAGTTTTATTAGCACCAAACACAACAGGATATCCATTATAGCCTGACATGCCTTCGTAAGCCGCATTGCTAATCACAAACGGATTGTCAGGGTCTACCAAGTTCTTGACAACAGCCCTGTCCGGATCGTCGTTGCTCTTACCGTAGCAGATGCAGACGGCTTTCAAGGAGGCTAAGACTTCCGGGTCGATGTAAGGACGGTTGGTACCGGAAGCTGCTCCCGGAACTCCCAACTTAATCGCATTGATGCGGATAGGATCAAGCCCTATCCGGTCAAGCCTAATCGGATTTAATCCTATCGCTCCCATTATTCTTCTGATTCAAAGTATTGAGCCTTGGTTGGCTGCGTTTCACATTCAACCTTGATATATTGTCCGGGTATAAGACCGACAACTGGACGGGCGAAATTCAAAGTAGTGAAATTCCTAGTCTCTACAACGGAGTATTTTTCTCCGTCATAGCTTATATAAACAGCCAGTTTCCCGGATTCTTTAAACTCTAGCTGAAGCCCAATGGTTTCTGAATTTACCTGTATGGGATCGCTTAGGTAACGTTTTTCTGCGATCTGGCTAAATGTAATATCTGTTGATTTCATGATTGTTCCTCCTATTGATTAAAGTTTATAATAAATCCCATCCGGCTTCTATGTCAGCCATAACAGCCGGAACTCCATTCTCAACACGTGAGATGGCAGCAGCAAAAGCGCACATGGTTGCTTTGTCGTTGATGTCCGGAACGTATGTGTTCGGGACTTGCATTTCGCTACATACACGGCTGATATATCCGGCTGTATTGTTCTCGTTCTCCGGTGCCCACCGCTTGATGAAGTCGGCAATCGTCTTACAGCCGTGTCTTTTACGGTAGTTTTGCAAGGTTCGGATAAGGGCACGGTAACCCCATTTCATTTCCGTAAACTGGAAGAACGATTTGTCCTCCTGCTTTTCTCTCAATCCCTGCCATTTATCTTTTGTGATCCGAATGTTACCCGGATTATTGTTTCTCAAACCTCTTGGTAAACTCATGTTTATTTCCTCCTATAATATCAATGTTAATACTCCCAACGCCAGACCTAAGCAATCACAGATGATGTCTTTAATTGAGAACTCTGTTTTCTTGCAGTACTTGTCGTATACTTCCTTCAGGACAAAGATCACGACGGTTATAATGATTGCTAACCATAGTGGCGTATATTTCGATAGCCACATTACCAAGTTCTGGCACACTATAATGTGTGCCATTCCGTCTATGCCGATCTTGGATAGAAGCTTACTGGCTAATGCGCTGATTTTATTTATCTGATTCATGTATTTCCTCTTTTTCGATTATATCCTTCACATCTTCCTTATCAACCTTAAACACCTTCTTACCAAACACACCCAAAGCCCCGATAAGATTGATGTTAATCCCCTTTGGCTTCAGTATATTCCCGACTATCGAGCATCCCTCTATGAAACATACCAATAAGCAAGAATACACATCTATAGGATATTCATTGTGGCTTGCCACGCTAATCATGCAGACCATGCAGACGAAAGCAAAGTAAGTGACCATCTTTCCCATAGTAGCGCGGATCGCACGTGAGAATCTGACCTTTTCACCCATTAGCATACTTTTCCTGACTCCGAATAGGAGATCACAGAGGATTACAGCACATGAGACAATCAGCCACGGAATCATATTTTGCAATGATTCGGCAACAAATGCAGTGGCTATTGCGGCAAATCCTCCGGTTGTGGTGTGTACTATTGCTTCTTTCATACGATACAGGTTAGATAAACGGTTAACAACGAAATTACCTCTATCCAGAACATCGGCTTTCTCTTTATGAAGTCAGAGATGAAATTGCCTGTCCAGTGCTCACTCATGGAGATAACCATGTACGCGATAAATCCAGTCCATAACAGTAACCAGTACCAACTATTACAACCTACCCATATCTGGGAGAAGATCAACGACATGGCGGC